CGTGGCACTCAATGCTGGACAGCCTACGGTTCTGTGCATCCTTGAATGTACGTATAACGAAGTTAAACAAGTCAATCAGAGGTGCAGGTCCACTAGCCCTACCACCAAACGTCTTGAGCCTTGCACCTGCAGGGCGTACTCTGCTTACATCCCATGTAGGGATCTCTCCACTGTACAGTAGAGCAATCAATTGACGTAGGGACTTAGCCCAACCTTCCTTGCTGTCCTTAACTACAATGTTAGTCTCGCTTTGGAATAGCTCAGGTACTTCAGGTAGTTTCTGAACGTACTGACGCTCAACGCTGAAGCCTACACCTGTGCCACACAACAACACAAACATAGCTTCATCAAATGCTACGATGTTATCTACTGCAATGTATGAGCAGTTGTACATGCTTACATTATCACGCATAGCTGCAGGTCCAGCTGTCATCATAGCTCTCATTGATGGCATAACTTCTAAACCTAGAATAGCCTGCTCAATATCTTTGATGTACGAATCGTTACCTGCTAGAGGATATATAATGTTATCCATGTAACGTGAGACTGTCTCTCCCCAATTCTCACGCCTTCCTTCCTTGTCCAGCCATCGTGCATAGCGGGACTTGTGTATAAATGATTGGTAGTCTGTTGGTAGATAGTTACTCATCTGTTGTCCCCTGATCCCTTTAATACGCCACGCTCTTTGCGACTGTTTAGTTTCTCCATATTAATCTCAGCAATCTTTTGTAAGTTACTCCCTATACAGTTAGCAACAGCTGTAACGTAAAACAAGGTGTCACCTAATTCTTTTTCTGTTCCCTCAATGTCAAATGTAGCGCCATCTCTTAGGCTCTTTTTTAATTTCTCTGCTACCTCACCTGCTTCTCCAACAAGTCCTAGTATGTTTTCTAATAGTCTAGTGTATCCTTTAGTTAGTATTAAACCTTCAACCCACTGACTGTAAGCAGCTAGGTCATTCTTAGGTATACCATCTTCATTAAACTTGTCATTGTATTCTTCTATGTCTGTCTTGTAACGTATAGAATCCATGTCTTCTTGTGTAATCATTGCCGTTCCTTTACATATAAATTTTCTATGGCAACATCATCTGTGTCATAAAAAGTATCTAGTACTAAGTCCTGAACATCTGTTGCATGGGAGAACTCATCTGAAGATAATATATTATTACCCTCATCTAGCTCCATAACAAACGTTACACTAAATCGTTTCTTCATTGATGTAAGTCCACCCATCGTTGTCGCATCCTACCTAAATACCACATAGCTTTATCAATATCTTCTAACCCATTCTTGTACTCACACCTCCACATGTACTTCAGTACGTTAGCTGCATGTGGTGCTATAGCCCCAGACATCTTTTCTGTCATAGCCTCTATAGCATCTATGCACTCTATACCACCTTGGTTATAATGTACAGGCTTATTAACTGGATCATTTGTCTTTATCTCAAATTTAGGTATGTCTTCATTCATTATGCATTACCTTCTGTTTTAGTATGAATAGTTAACTTAATAACCTTACCGTCTGTACCCTCTACCTCTTCGTATATAGGTGGTGTCTTTCCAAATTCAAGCTCTATCATCTCAGTTCTTCTTTCATCTACTGTATCATAAACATATTCATCGTATTGAATAACGTCAATGAATGCACTTAGTAGAGTTACTAAATCAACTAGGTAGGATATATCATCTGCCTCTAAATTGCTATCTTCATGCATTGCAATAGCAGTAGAGATGTCACCAGACCATTTGTTTTCTTTATCAAAGGTCACAGGTCTGATTATAAAAGCTATCTCATTTGCTTTAACAGTGTATGCCACTTAATCCTCCTTTTCTTGTTTTAGTAAGATACGGTTGGTAGCTATTACCCTACCTTTTTCTTTAAGCCACTCCTCAGGTATAATTCTATGTGACCACATAAATTCATTCTTTTCACACCACTCATAATACCTAGACTTAGCACCCTTGTATAGCTTAGCCTTTGCATTACTAAATACAAACCTAATGTCTAGCTCTGGATGTTGCTTACGTACTTGTATGTGTTTATTTCTATCTTCAGAATCAAACAACCCTTTCGTTTCAATTATAATACCATTGTCTAGCATAAAGTCAGGCGTGTAAGTGCGATAGCGTAGGTCTTTCCATTCTATCTTTATTGCTTCATACCTGACTTTATATTGAATTGGCTTGAGGAACGCAGCAACTTCTTTCTCTAAGCCGCTGCGATACCTTCCAGACTTATGCGTCCTCTTTGTCGTCATCTTCTGGTGTCTCAACAAGAGTTTCTTTCAAGCGTTTAATGACTTCAGCTGACATAATCTTAAGACCATTTATCTTGTATTCTGCTTGCCGTCTCATGTTTGCATTAAATTGAATCTCTGCAAGCATATTATTCTGCTCATCAGAAAAGTTCTCTGTGTCATATTCAACATCGTCTAGTTTTACTGTAGCCATTATAACATTCCTTGATTAGCTAGGTGTACGTATTCTACATCAGGAGCCATCTTCTTTCCCTGATATACTTTAGAAGGCAGAACCTTGAGTTCGGGCCAGCATTTCTTCTTGTGGTCACAAAAACCACACTGCTTACTGAGTTTAAAATGCCCACTAGCCTTACCTCTGTATGTCTCAGGCTCAGCAGTGAAGCAACGCTCAAATGGTTCGTCATTAGTTATGTAGTCGTGCGTATCCTGGATGTCAGACATAACCGCCTTCTTATCCAGTGAGGCAGCTGACACATACTTGAAGTGTCCGTTACCCTTGTTGACTACCCACCAGCCACCAACGTTCTTGTCAGCTGCCTCTGCGTAGCCTATAAGCTGTGGGATGTAACCAAAGCTGTCACCCTTAGATAGTGTCTCTGCATCCACAAACTTATTAGTGTAGGACCAAGGTGATGCACTCTTTACATCGTCTATTGCTCCGTCCATCACCATGTCATACTCACCACTTACTTCAGCGCCACCCTTAAGCTTGAGGGTGACCCTATCGTTATCTTTAAATTCAACCTTTGCAGCCCTGAGTAACCCTTTGAAGATAGCCTCTGTCCAATCACCCATTAACATGTTCAACATGAATGCGGTTGGCTTTTGAATATCTGTCTCAGGGTTATTCTTATCGAACCAAAGCTGACACTTAGGACGCCCAATGTTGGACATCCTAAGCCTAAACTTGTCTCGTGGACCACTGTTGAACTGCTTCTCTAAGGCTGCTGCGACATCATCACAGATCAGCTTAATGTTTTCCTTAGTCATAGAAGATTTACCATCTATAGCTTTTCTAAGGTAAGAGTGCACTGACAGTTCAGCAGGATGATTCATTACTGAAAGTCCTGCACATCAACGATGCTACCCACAATGGATGCATCTTCTCGTGAGATGGTAGCTACGTTGTTCTCATCCCACTTACTTAGAACCCAAACATTAGTACGCTCTACGTAAGCCATGAAGTCACGCAACAGTATGTCATCTCCTTCAGAGAAGCCTACCATGTCACCTAGAGAAGCTGTGACCTGAGCAAACTTATTACCGTTAGGCATAGCGTGCTCAGTGGCTGCTAAGTTAATGACATTCTCAATAGGTGTAACAGCCTTGCTAACCAAGGTACTTGTCACTGAGTTAATAGCCTTCAACGATGAAGGGTTCTTAACGTCAAATACAAATGGTACTTCACCTGCAAACTCTACTGAGTCACCGTCTTCATTAGTAGGGTTGTCTAAGCTGACTAATCCCATAAACACCTTAGTACGCTTAACGCTACGCATTACCTGCTTAGTTGCCTCAGGTAGTGCATCAAAGTCTTGTACAAAACCTGTAGGACGCCCAAGGTTAAAGCCACCTAGTGTGTCTTTCATGTCACCATTTAAGTTACCAGCCAAGACAGTCTTCTGTGTATTGTTTACTTCGCTGTCCCATTTAGTCCACTGGCTGCGCTCAGCAAACAAACGCATACTCAGCTTCTCTGAGTAAACCTCTTCATCACCTTTACGTACCCTAAACATTGGTGTGCTTTTAATCTTACCAGCTTCAACACCCTGCTTAACTAAGGCATTGATACGCCACAGTTCTGACTGTTGTTTTTGTTGTGGTGCAGAGAAACCCATAGCGTCTGCTACGTTCATTCCGTCCACTGATAGTGCTACTGCTGTGCTCATTGTATATCCTTTCGAGCTTATTGAGGAGAGTAAGTTATACTATATTACGTCCTTTGTGTCAAGCCAATTTGGTCCTATCTTTGCCTCTAATAGTAGAGGTACATTCATCTTTATGTCATACGCTTCTTCTATAAGTTTGTCAAGGTCTTCATTTAAACTTTGTATAATTGATAGCACATACTCCTTCTCTTTTGGGTGAATATCTATAACCATTGAGTCGTGAACTGTATTTACAATGCATGACTGTAGTTTATTTAGCCTAGCCTCTAACTCTATCAACACTAGAGGCACGACATCTCCTGTGGCAAACCCTTGCACTGGGTAGTTCTTTATCATAGTAAAGTGCGTGGGCATACCGTTATCTCTTCGTACAACATCAGGGAAAGCATACTGCCTACCTGACACGTTAGTTATCTTGTTTAGCCTGATAGCTTCATTGCCTAGCTTCTTGTGCCATGCTGCAATTCCAGGATACTTATCATTGAAGTGCTCATAGTAAGATGCTTCAGCCTTACTTCTGCCATATCCTGTAGCCCCAAACAAAGGAGCAAACGTGTGAGCCTTTCCTTCCTGACGGGTTGTAGGCTGTCCTGCATCACTGATAACCTTAGCTGTGTAGCTGTGTACGTCAAAACCTGATAGTATCTCAGCTATAGCTACCTCATCCTGAGCTAGGAATGCTGCCGTCCTAAATTCTAGCTGGGCAAAGTCAGCCTCACAGATGTGACCACCTTCCCAGCGTGACACAAATACCTTCTTAACTGGGAACGTGTTACCTCGTGGCATGTTCTGCATGTTAGGGTTGCGTCCACTGAACCTACCTGTAGCTGTGATGTGCTGAGTAAGACCTACATGAAGAAAGCCATTGGGCTTAGTGTACGTAGATATACCATCAACAAAGCTAGACAGGTAGCTAGACACAGCTGACAGACGTTTAAGGTCTGACAGGAAGTTTACTGCAGTATCCATACGTTTGTTCTTAGATGTAGCAATGAGTGCATCTAGGTTATCTTTACCTGTACTAAAACCGTTAGCACTAACCCACTTCTTACTGGGTGCAGAGAAACCTAGTCCAGCCATCTCATTAGTCTTCTTTAGTTGGTAGCCTCTAGCAGCACAGTCTTTACACTTGTTAGGTCTGGCAAACTTTGTACCGTCCTTCTTTAGTTTGAATGTCTTAGCTTCTCCTTTACATGTAGGGCAAGTGAATGCCTTAGTCTTGAACAGTCTGGTAGAGTTAGACTTTACTGCATCACGAAACTCTTGCGGTGTCTTGACAAAATCAAATAGCTCTGCCCACTCCTTTTTGTTGTTAACCCTACTGCTGAACAGCACCTGTGATGCTTGCTCTGGGCTGTTGATGTTGATAGGTGTGTCACCCATTAGTTGCCTAACCTGCTTATGTAGGCGGTGCTCTATGTCTGCCTTCTCTTCTTCAAACTCCTTCCTTACTTGCTGAAGGGCGGTGAGATCCACTTTGACTCCCGACATGTACAATCGGGTGAGGGTTCTACAGGTATTGAAGGTAATGGCTCTGATGGTATGAAGACTTTCACAGGAGGGGTCTGCGTAACGCTCTTCTTGCTTGAGGTACAGCCCCATAGTTGCGCCAAGATCAGCCCTAAGATAAAAGCTAAGCTCGTTGAGAGGAATCTCATTTGTGTTGTATCCTTCTTTAAAGTATTTCTTTAAGGTGTCTTGCTTCTGCACATCCAACTCATAGCGTTGAGCACAGGCATCTAGGCTCAGCGGTTCTTTCTGACCACGCAATAAGATATACTCTGAAAGCATAGTGTCATAGATAGCACCATCATACTTGAAGCCACACTCCCACAACCACATCAGGTCATGCTGTGCATTGTGCATTATTAGTAGCGTTGTCATGTCTAGTACTTTTTGTATCTCTTTACGCCCAGCGCCTGAGGTATCCTTCTGCTCAACATGATCTAGCGTTACGATACACTCAGAGCCACTTTTGACAGCCATCATACCTACCTGTACTAGGAAGTTAGTAGGCTCAAAGGGATCAAGTATTACCTTGCCGTTACGCTTTATTGTGGTGTTCTCTACGTCTAGTACTATTTCCATGCCGCTCTCCTCTTACGCCTGATACTGAGATCTCTCTCCGTCTAACTCACAGTGTACTACACCGTGCCAACCACCCTTAAGCTTATTCTTAGCAATGTTCAAGTGCCTTTGTGTATCTTGTTCGTCTGCACCCTCAACCTGTGGGTTCTTAGATATCAAAACCATCAGGTCAGCTTCTGCTGCCTTGCCTGTCTTACTACCTTCCATCATTGACTGATCTACGTACACCTTACCTTCAGCTACTGCGCTCAGCTGTGACATCCAGATTACTGCACAGTCATGCTGCTTAGCTATGTTACGTGCATGGATAGCCGCCTCTTTAAGATATACGTCAGACTTATCACTGGTCTTACTGGAGAACTTATCGCCCATGTCTAGTACTACTATGTCAGGCTGGTATGCCTTTATGATAGCCTCAACCCAAGCCATGTCTTTACCTGTGGAGTCATACAACTTAATGTTCTCACGTACAGGCTCGTAGCGTGATGCAGCTAAGGCGTAGTTACCCTTTACCTCCTCCATTGACATAGAGGTAGCTGCACTAAGATACCGTGCTCCTACACGCTCATATGCTTCTTCGTTACACAGGACGATACACTTAGCACCCTGACTAGCAAAACCTCTAGGTCCACCAATTAGTGATGCGTGGAAGGATGTCTTACCTGTGTTAGGTCTAGCTCCTACAATAACTAAGTGTCCACCACTGATGCCCTCTACCTTGTTAGCTAGTGATGGTATGTTGAACCTCCACTTAGACTGTATGTCATTAGCTTGAAGTAAGTTATCTATTGAGATATCACCCCAATCAATCTTAAGGTTAGGCATGAAGTCATCTTGATAGTCAGCCAGTATCTTACGCATAGGCTCTAGGCTTGTTTCTGTACCATTTACATAGTCAAAACCTAAGTTAGCAATCTCTTCGCCTACTACTTGCTGGAACAGTTTACCTAAAACTTCTTCAGCTATACCCTCAGACATAGGTGTTTGTTTTTCTATCTTCTTGAATAAATCTTTGTAGGTTTCTTTGTTGGCTGTTGTGATAGTAGCGTTGTGTGTAAAGAACAGACCCTCTAGCTCAGGTACTGTGAGGTTCTTCTCATACGTTTCCATAGCATAATCTATAGTAGACTTGATCTTACGCACATCCTTAGTAAATAACTTATCAGGTGTACGAATACCCCTGTGGTTATCGTAGAAGTCTTTATCCATTAGTGTTCTAAGTAGTGCTAATTCCATTAT